TTTAATTTAATATCGTTAGCTAATACTTTAGTCCACATTATACAAATACATATTCATCTATAATCTTATCTTGTCTATTTAAATCTCCAACTCCATAAATCTCATCATCATCATCTTTATCTGTTCCTAACACTGCGTAATACTAACTACTTGAACCAACTTTATCAGTGTATTTTAAATTTAGTCCAGAATTATATGTAAATGTTTTATAAATTCCGCTTCCGTTATAATAAGTTCCAGATAAAGTTGCAATTATATTTTCAGATTCATCAACTTTAAGTGAACTAAGTAACTAATATTTAAATGTAGAATTTAATACTGATAACTAACTATCTATATACTAATACATCTAATCATCTGATATATTTCCAGTACTAATATAATATTTATTTCCTGTTATAGTCTTAATGACTGTATTAATTGACGAATCATTAACATTTGAAAAATCAGGCATAATATAATCAACATTTATCTGAAATGGAATTGTTTTTGTTGCAGAATTTAATGTTAAAGTGACATTATTTTCATTATAATTTCCATTTATATATTTTTTCAAAGTTTTTAAATAAGTATTATATTCTAATCCTGACATTTGAATTAAATCGTTGTTAGATACTGTATTTATTGTCTCTATTTTATAAACTAAATCTTCTAAATAAGATGTATAATTATTAGTTAAATACTAGATTCCCATTTGAGAAATAACTGTTGTTGTTTCTGATTGTGATTTTACATAAATCTAAGTAAACGGCTCTAATAATATGTCAGCAAAAGTTTTCTTGTAATGTACACCTATTTTCTAAAGTCCTATAGTATTCAGAGTATAAGATCCAGCACATATTCCATTTGGAACAGTATATTTACTACCGCTCACAGGTATGTTTCCACTTGTAATAAAACAGTTTAATAACTAATGATGTTCATAATCAGAACTTATAAACTAATATTGTAATATCGGGTATGTACCGTTATATGCAAATTTATCAGTTTGATAAGAATAACTATTATTAAATCCATTCCAATAATCTCCACATCTACCATAAGGACGACGACTAGATATTGTTGCGTCATTAGTTAAAGATATTCCATATGTATAATTATTAACGCCTTTCCAATTCCAACCCATTCCAACTATTGAAAATCCAGTCGTCATAGACTATTTATAAAGATCACGATATGCTTTCCAAGCATTATCATATTGTGATCTTAGTTGATGTTTACCTATTACATTTTCTTGTTTATGTGCAGAATAACCATAATCGGTTTCACATTCTGTTGTAAGTGTATAACTATTATTATATTCAAATTTATGCATTCGCAAATATAAGCCATCACTGTCATTGTCACTGTAAAGTTGTAAACAATACATATAAGGAAATTCAAAACGATTTCTATCGCTGCTATATTTTAATCCTAAATTCTCAGCATCGCTTAATGTACCTATAATTGGAACTAAACAGTTAACGTCTTTAGTTACATTAGAACAATAAGGTAAATACTTACTAAAATGTAATAAATTTAAATCAAAATTAAAATTAGAATTACTTAAATTGTAAGTTAAATAATTATAAGAAGTTGTAGTTTTTTTCTCTGAATTTGAATCAATATATTCTAATGAATCAGTTCCAGGCTTTTGATTTTTTAAATCTAAATTAAACATATTATTATAATTCTTATATGCCTATTCTGAATCATATAATTCAATATCAGAATTACATCCGCTTATTTCTAAACTAGCACCTAACTATTTACCTAAATCATTTAATGAATAAGTTACATTAGAAATGGGATTAAGACTTTCATAAGTATTACAATTATTATCGGCAGTATATGACTATTGATATGTAGTATTAGATATAGCTTTATCGTTAGGCTAATATACTGTTACCTATATGCTATTTAATGCGTTTCTTGACAAATTAAACGTATTATATGTTTCATATAATCCGCCTTCTACTTTTGATTTTATAGTTCCATATACATACTAAACATTAGCTGCAAGATTTTTATAAGTATGTCCAGATTCTTGTGAACCTTTATAATCTACTAATTTGCGATTATAATCAGTAAAACTATAATTTGCAGCGCAATCAAGATTCAGTTCAAATTTTAATGAATCGAAATCATTAACATAATAGTAGTTAGAATTAAACATTGAATTAGTCCAATACCATCTATTAAATATTTTAAATTCTGATTCATTTGTCGTGTTAAGTTCGCCATAAGCGTCTTTAGGACAGTACTTGACTATTATTTTAGCATAATATAATAAATTAGCGTAAAGAGTTCCGCTATCATTAAGATAGACATCCCCATATTTGTCTTCATCAATTTGTGTATATTCATATTCAGTTTTATTATCTTCATTAGTAATTTTTGTTTCGTAACATAACTATTTATCGCTATTAACAACTACAGGATACCAAGTTCCACCAACTTTGTAAATCATATTTGTGCTAGAATTTTCTGAAAATTCTGTAGTTTCTGTTATACCGGCATTTAATCCAGGATGATAAAATTTATTTCCAGATTTATCAATTCCATTTAACTTAATAGAATTAGATTCTCCATTTAAAGGAATATTTTCGGTAAATGTTCCTGAATATGAAGTTCTTCCAGATATATGATAAGCTGCACATAAGCCACTATTGTCATAAAATTCAATTACAACTTCATCAACTCCTTTATTTTGTTCTGGATAAACGTCTAATCCTAATGTAAGCATACTTACATTTCCAGAATTGTAATACTTCCATTTAGTTAAATTAATTTCTCCTGTTCCTACTTTACTAAAATCAATAGTTCCACTTATTGCTAATTCTGAAAGTAATCCATAAGCCATTGCCGGAGTTATTTCGTAACTATAAACTGGAGATTTAAGTGTTTCTTTATTAAACTTGAAATCTTTAAATTTTTTATAAATGGGATATTGATAATAATTATTAACTATTGTATCTACAACTTCTCCAACATTATAATTTCCGACATTCGGTTGATTGTTATTCATTTCTATAGAAATGTTATAATCATTTATAGTCGGTTCTTTCGGAATCCCATCTTCAGCGTTCCATGTTTCAGGATTATAATCAGAAGTTATTTCGGAATAATAATAGTTATCAGTAGGATAAGCAGCTGGATTATCTATCAATCCTTCTGATTTAGTAAGAACAATATATTTAGGATTTATTAATTTACTATCAGATTCCCAATTAAAATCCCAATAAACAGAATGAGTTATACCATCATCGGTTTTATTAGAATATATATCGTATGTACAATTAAATCCAGTAATTTTTTCAAGTTCTATTAACAACGCTAATTTACCAGATACTTTACTTTGAAAAATAGAATAAGCTGAACTTGTTAAACTTCTATAAGAATCAAGATCAATTTTATTAATAGATGTATCAACATTTCCTTTATTTAAATAATAATTAATATCATCATACCATTTAACAGTAGAATCCAAATATACTACTTTACCAGAATCTTCTAATGATACAATATGTACTCTTACATATCTTGGAAGTTTACCATATATATGACTTGCTAATCCGTAATCGGATAAATACTTTTCATTATCAGTTAAATAACTCTATTTAGAACTATAGATAATGTATTTATCTCCAGGATTCATGGTTTTATTTCCTAATAATACTTTTCTTATAGAAGTAGTATTTAATATACCATTAGGTTCATCACCATTAAATTCTTGAAAATCACTTGCGCTGATTACAGTTTCAGCAGTAGATTGTTCTTCGGATGTAACATTTCTTTCGGGACTAGGGAAACATCCAATCTATGATTTATTAGTTAATGGATTATAAGACGCAACATAAATAATATCTCCAAATTCACAAGTTCCAACAGGTATATATCCATCAGGAAGATATGCCGACTCAACTCTTGCATTACCCATGTCATTCTATAACTATCTTTCATTACCATTCATAGTTATTAAAGTGGCATTTAAAGCACTAGTCATTACATTGGCACCTGTATTATCCGGAGATAAATCCATTACTAATCCCTAAGAAAAAGAATTTTTAGCGGATTGTATTGTACTTGCCATTATTTTTAATTTTAGTTTTATGAATTTTATCTAGTTTGTATTGATAATTATAATTCATACTTAAAACATCATTAAAAGTTAAAGGTTCTCTTTCTAAAATTAATTCCGCCTTATCTGTTTTAAGTATTTCTTTATACATAGTAAATCCCTAGTCTATAGGATGAGGTATTCTAAATATAGCAACATCACCACTATGAATAATATTACATTCATCAAATATTTTATACAAATATACTTTATTAAATATAAAATTCTTTTTCGGTCTACCTTTTTTATTTTTAGAATTTAAGTATTCATCATACTATTTTCTTGATAAACCAAAGTAATAATATCCATCCCATTCAACTTTCCATCTTTTGTACATAATTCTCATTTTGACTCGCATTTTTCTTTTATAATAATTAAAATATTTAAGCGAGTCATTCATAAGCTGTCCAGAATAAAACCAAAAATCTTTCTAGTGTAAGCATACATCCCCTCCACAATTATTATGTATAATAAGAGATTTAAAACCATACTATAAAATTCTTTTTATGTCAGATTTATTTAAATCTGGATATTCTGAACTTATTTCTTCATAGTAATCTTGAATTGTTTTTTGTATCATTTACATAAAATTTTATCACTGATTACTAATCATAATTTATATATAATCAAACTAGATAAAATAGATTTAATACTATTTGCCGTTATTTACATTCTCTGTAATTCTATCTTTATCTTTTGGTGATAAATATATTTGTTTTATTTTAGATAATCTTTTCTTATTCTAAATATCTAAATTTATTTGGCATCCAGAAAAATTGCTTGTAATGAAATCAACATCACGCCATTTTCCTCTTTTAAATGCTTTTTTAAATTTATCACCTTCGGTTCTTTTCATGTACATATATGCCTAAGTCATTCCTATAGGTGGAAATTTAAACTAAACATTATTGTCTATTATATCATCTACTACTTTTTTTAATGCTTCAATAAAAATATGTCTAGCAAAATCTCGTTTACTTCCATCAGAATAATGTTTTTTACATAATTCCGGAGACATTTTTAGCTTTCTAACTGGAAAATTTTCAAATAAATCACACCCATTAAATGCGTGTCCGATTGCATAATTTTTACTCATAAAACAAGAAAGGGAGACTATTTAGCCTCCCTTATTTACATTATTGGTTTATAACTTCTTCCATATGATTTTCCACCCATAGAGGATTGGGCATCAAGCATCTTATTCATATCATTTTGAGAAATAGATTCTGGAACTCTAGCAGCATCACAATGAAATAACCACTATTGTTTTAAGTCTTTAGCCATCTAAAGAACTAATTGATTATTGGTTCTAATAGCTTCCTTATATTTCTAAGTATAAGCAATATATTCTGCAATAGCAATAGCTTCTTTGTCATTGATAAAAGGAAGTCCATCTTCATCAGTTTGTAAAGAATGATATAGAATATTTACATGAGAACAAGCTCCACTAACATGAAGCTATCTACCATTTTGTGTATATTTAACAAAATGCCCACTAATATAATGTGGATCTTTTGCTACTTTTCTACTTTCTATATAATTTTCTACATCCTAGCGATAAGAATCACCGTTAATATGATGATTACTAGTTAAGTTTCCGTCTTCACCACAAGCAGTAACTGCTTCAATAACATCAACATCACACGGTAATTCTGCTATTCCAGTTTTACAATCTACTTTCAATCTATCCTTTTTAAGAATAGTATGTTTATTACCTATGAAATTATAGGCTACTAGTCCAATTTCCTCTAAATCCTCAGTATCTCCTTCTACATCATACAATGTTTGCGCCAAACTAAGCGCATAATGAAAATTATTAATCACCTGTTAAATATTGTTGATTATTAGGAAGAGTTTGAGCTTTAGCCTATCTATAATAATATAACTTCTCTTTAGTAAGTTTATCCTTGACTAGCTAATCTACAAAACTCATATTTACATCTGGACCATTAAGTTCATCAGTATTACAGCAAGAATATTGCTTTAATTGTCGAGGGTCTTTAAAAACTGCTACTACAGATACTTGTTCCAAAAATGGAGCATTAAATAAGAAGCAATCCAACATACCATTTTCATTTGGAGATAAATCAATCCAAACATAAGGTTTATTTTGTCCTCGTTTTCTATATTTACGATTATTCAATTCTGATAAAGACATCACAACCGTAAATTTATTCTATCTATCAGTTGATCCGATATATTCAATAGCCTATTTACCATAATCAGACACTATCTAAGGAATTTCAAAATGTGCAGTAATAGTATCGTCAGGAGAACTCTTTCCACAAGTACATCTTTCTAAAGACTTGCAATCAACATCTATACAATTAATTGCAATTAATAAGTCTTTAATCGGAAATATTCCTTTTAAAAAGTATTCTTTAAGAATAGAAAGTCTGCAAGCAACTATTTCATCTTGCAACTAATCTATGTTCATAGAAAGGTTCTAATGATAACCTCTTAATCCACTTACGACATCATTTTTAATTTGCGACGCGAGTTTCTCTATGTACATTATTCTGGCTCTTATCGGGGTTATTTTGTATTCTAGTTGGACAGGTAAAGTTATAACACCTTATACCTTTTAAATAAGCAACTTTAGATTTAAGTTCTGCAATCTCACTACATTTATTAGATATAGCCTACGACTTTTCAAGCATTATGGCGTCCATCTAAGATCTCAATCCCTAAATTTCTTTTCGGAAATCCCCTTCGAGTTCGTGATAATCCTTTATATACTTGTCACAAGTTTTTTGCAAATACTCATACTAATCTTGCCTTAGAGTAGTCCTCTTTTGTTCAACATCAACCGTAGAAGACTCGGCTTCAGCTTCAGCTTGTTTCTAATGGCTTTTAAATGTACAAATATATGTTACTAATGCACTAATTCCACCACTACTTAACATAGCTAAAACTATTTCTAAAATTGACTAATTCATAATATAAAAATGGGGCGAATTTCTCCGCCCCTTATATTATTAGTCTTCACTAACAGGAGCAATCAAACCGTTTTCATCGGCAACGTCTTCCTGTTTTGTTTCAGCATCAACATCAGTAATTGTTCCAACTTTTTCAAGAGCACTTTCCCATTCAGAAATAAGGGTGTCATCATGGCGTACCCAGAAAACGTGCTGAGTGAATGTTTCCATTCGTTGACCTACTGCTTGCAATCCATCATTTACAGAAGGAGCACAATAATCAATAATATATTGGTCATAAATTGCTCCAACGATAGGTGTTTCTACTTGACGAAGATGCAACCATTGAGAGTTCATTGCAGTCGGCAAACGTAAATCCTTAATGATTTGCGAATATGTACCAAATCCATTCTTACCTTGCTTATCAAGAGTAATACCTGTTTCTCCGAGTTCTGAAACCAAATCAGGATATTCCTGAGTAAGTTCTGCAACGCTAAGAGTAACTTTCTTGATACGTTGAAATTCGTTTTCGCCAGTAAGTGTGAGTTTTGCGCCATCTACACTTACACTAATAAGGTCTTTATCAACCAAGAAAAGATGGTCTTTCTTAATTACGTTGGCAACCTTTTGAGCAATAGTTGCACCTGTATCCTTACTAGTTACAGTAAAGTCTATCCAGAAAGGAATACCCTTATCTTTCCAAGGACGAGAATAAATATAAGGATCTGCACCGTGAACACCGAGGAAAATATCCAAGTGTGCATAAGTATTACCAGATGCAGGAACAAGGTCAGTTACTAAAGCAGAGAAATCAATAGTTGCCTGAGTCATTTCAGGTTCATAACCAACACGCTTACGAACGCCAAGTACCTTGCCACGTAAAGCATCATCCTTATAGAAGTGAAAATCACGCTTTACAAACAAATAACCATCACTACCTTCAAAAAGCTTTACTCCTTTACCAGAATCGGGATCCAAGTTGGAGTTAATAATTGTACAAGTCTAAAAATTAAGTCCCATAATTTAAATTAAATTTAACCCTGTTGTGATTGAGTCGGCTGAGATGCCTATTGTGCAGAGGGTCTACCAATAGACTGTGTCATCTAAATATTATTTGAAAGTCTAGGATCGTTTGTACGTTCCATAACTAAATGTACCAACTCATTAATAATCTCTTGATTTACATAATCTGGAAATTCCATAATTTGGCTTGTATCTTCTGTTAAATCAATCTATTCTTGAGTCAAACGAATAAATTGCGGACATTTTACATAATCAATCTATACTTCTGCGAGCTAGAACAATGAATCATCTTTACCATAGCGGATTTCGCAACGAACATTACTAGTATTTCCAGCTCGAAGAGCGATTGGTTTTTCAACAAGCGATACTTCTAATTCATCATTTCCATTCTTTAACTTAAATGTTCTTTGGAAATTAGAATTTTGTTCAGTAGTATCACTAGAAGTTGATGTAGTATTAATTCCATCAACCTTGGTTACTTGATAAGTCCCGTTCATATCAGTACCTACTTCCTCAAGTCCAGTACCTGTTGTAGTAGTTGTACGAGGATTAGTCGGTAAGGACTATTGCTGATTCAAATTATGAATATAATAATAGGGTCTCATAGGAGAAGGTCTATTATAAATATCCGTAATAATTTGACTCCATGAATCAGCAGTTAAACGAGTTGCGGGGATTTCAATATAAGAACCAGCATCCCAGCAATCCTTTTGCTTAGCTACGTAATAAATACATACGCAATTAAGCATATGCAAATAATCAATAGGCATATAAACTTCATAAGTTGCACCGTGCAATGATTGAATCGAACGGTGTGCCTTACTAAGATAAGAACTTGCCTATCCTGTGTATCCTCCAGTAATATAATCTTGATTTCCATTAGAAGTAGTAGTTACATTGCTTAAAGCACTGTCACTACTAGTACCAAGTTCTACTTTGTGAGGAGTAAGGAAAGCTGTTGCCTTTAACACACGCAAATCATCAGTTGTCTACTAGTTAATATCATAGACATTATATACCTTATTAATATATTGATTAATTGCTTTATTAAACAGATAATTAAATTCAAATAACTTTAATGAAGGAGCTTGAACTTTACTCAATTCAATTAAAGTAGCTTCGAATACCTATCTTGCAGTCATTTAATTACTATTTAAAATTAATTATCGGTATCTTCAAACATTTCAGGATAAACTTCCTTACGTATCATAGATACTAATTTAGCATTTTTAGAAGATTTCAGCCAATCTACTGCAGCATCATCAGTTGCTCCAATAGTAACTTTACCTTCTTCTCCGTATAAATAAAGTCCATTCTTTTTGTAAATAACACCTTTTTCTCGTGCATCAATAAGAAACATTCTAATTTGCATATCACCACCGGTGTAGCAATTAATAATCTTTTCAGGAGTCTTTTCTGCAATAGACAACAAAAAGTCTTCTATATCAGCATTAGGTTGATTTTGCATACTTCTACCTAATACTTTTGCAACGAGTACACGACCATCGTAACCACGTTCGTCGTTAAGAATAAAGTTACAAGCATCTGTAATAAGTTTACGTTTTGTAACACGTAACTGTGCTTCATATCCAGGTTTATCTACATAAAGTTCTGCAGCACCATAACGAGGCTTTTTAGTGTTTTTCATATCAACAGTTCCGTCAATTAAATAATTGCCATCACTATCCTTCGCATAACGGTCAGGAGCAATCATGTCGCAATTTTTAATTGCTTCCCATTCTGCAGCATCTTCCATTTTAGAAAGGTCATAAGTTTTTCCATCACGAATTGTAAATACTGCATTTTCAGGAATATAAACAGCCTCATGTTTTGATTCTTTTGCGAGTTCTTCCGGAGTCAAAATAATATATCCTTCAGAATCAACTCGTTTTACACAGTCTGGATAACGTCCATTTTTCATTTTTTGCGGTTGAATGTAATAGGTTTGACCTACTTTTCCAAACACACTACGTAATACTATAATATTACTTTTTAAATCTCCGTTCTATACGGAATTTGCTTTTTTAGCCATAATACATAATTCATTTTAAAAATAAAGTTGGTAGGAGAGCACCTTGTCTCCTACCTTATCTTTTTATCCTAATATATCTTTATTAATCATTTGCCTTCAAAATGAAGGAACGATAAGGATTAAACACTGCGACACCACAAGTACCCCAGATTGTTGCCATACTTCCAGCCACTGCCGAAGATACAACACCAGAATCCTTACCAGACTTACCACCTACACCAAGAACTTCGTTGAATACGTAATCACTACCCTTCAAGCAGAACATTTGAATAGGAGGCTGTGTTGAAGTTTTTCCAGTTGTAAGGTCAATACACATAGCGAAAGGCTTAGGATATTCACGTGAGAGTGTTCTATCGACCTTAAAGCTTACTACATTACCCAATAATATACTTATTATTTCTAATAAGATTAGACTATATCTTTATCTTTATATCTGAATATATAACCTTTGTGTGATTTAATTGTATTTCTAAGTACTCTATTTATTTGAGAAGCACTTAAATCATTATATTCAGTAATACATTGTTTTACAGAATCAAATTCTTTAATAAAGTTATTATTTTTATCGAACATTAAAATAGGTAAGTAATTATTTTTAGTTTTTACATTTACTAATGTTGGAATATCAGAAGTATCTCCTTCAAAATATCTCCATTGATAACCTCCAGCTGTACCTTTTTTAGTTATTGCTTGAGATATACAATTTAAATTAAGTTCATTTTCAGCATTAGCAATACTTTTAAATGTTCTAATAAATTTTCCAGAAATTGTATATTGAGCTATTTCTCTAATATTCGTTGGGCTATAATTAAATTCTTTTTTATAACTCCAATAATAACCGTAACTACTATTTGTAAAACCTAAGCAATTATTTTTAATTGAGGCTCTAATATTATCCTAATTAGAAGGGTCTATAAATATTGCTGCTTCTCTAGAACTTCTAAAACTTCTTAAATAATTTCCATTTAAATCGAACATATAGACTGTTTTCATTAAATCTAAAGTTGTACTTTCTCTTCCACCTAAAGCAATATTATAAACATTTTTACTTTTTAACAATACTTTATTTACTAGAATTGCTTCTAATTCAAATGCTTGTTTTCTTCCTTCTTCTGTATCTGGAAATATTTGAATAGTAGTTCGTTTAAAATTTTCATACCCGTATTTTCTAACTGCTT